TTGTTGCTCTTTGATTTTCTTCTTCATCTTGACCACCATTAGTATCAAGAGTTTCTAAACCTTGTTTATATCTAAACTCCCATTCTGATCTGGCTTCTTTATCACTTTCATAACTAGATATTAATGATGTCGCTGACCTGTTAAGTTCATTAGCATCAATATTATCTGCTAAATTTTCATCAAATAATGTTTCTGTTTTTTCTACAATGTCTAAAGCTGGATCACCAACTAATACTTCATCATCATTTATTTGTTCTACTTGGAAATCATCAGAGGGCATTGTTTCAGCAAATGGGATTACTTTTGGTTGTCTAGCCATAGAATGTTATCCTCTTTTCTTGTGTTTGGTCATCTTCATCATAATCTGTTGAGTGAGTTATAAACCAACCTTTTCTTAGTCTTAACCATGCCTGTGTACAAGTATCTACTATATCATCATTATCACCAGCTGGAAATGCTGCACATATATCTATTAAATTTTTACACCATTTTTTACCCTTTGGGAAGAAGATTCTTCCATCTTCTAACAATGCACTACAAGCATGGGCTCTTGCAATTTTATCTCTATCTGGATTGTAAGCTAAAACAGGAACACCTGCCATCCTCAAATCTTGCAACAAACTTTGACCACTTGCTTTCTTTTCTATCAGCACAGCATCTGGTTCCCAATCATTAAAACTTTCTTGTGCTAATTTTCTTAACTCTGGATATGTAACTCTATCATACCACATTTCTATAACTATAGCATTGACTTGACCATTTTGTTTAAAGATACCCCATGTTGTTCTTGCACTATAACTGCTATTTTCTTTTGTACTAAATGCAGTATCATAACTTTGTACAATGTATTCTATATCTGGTAACTTATCATTATCCCATTCTACCCACCATTCAGCTTTTAGAATAGCACCTCCTTTAGGCATAGGTCTTTGTTGTAGCTGACCAGCACTAGCATATGTGCCTAAACTCTTTTCAAGATTTGTAAGAGTTTCTTGATCCAACCTTGCTTCCCACAACAATTCTCCTTCTTCTCGTCTTGGGTCTTTAAAGCCAAGTGATGATCTGGTGGGTGTTGGGTGTTTTTTCTCATATCGTGCAGGAAGGCAAAGATGATCCCAAGCATTTCTTTCATTCCCTAATATATGACCAGTTAAATCATTTTCATGTACTCTTTGCATTATAAGTACAAATGCACCAGTTTTTGGGTCATTCAATCTGGTTTGCATAGCTTGATCCCACCATTCTAACACACCCTCTCTTACTGTGCTAGATTCTGCTTCTCTGACATTGTGAGGGTCATCTATAACAATTATATCTCCACCTTCTCCTGTTAATGCACCATCAACAGATGTTGCTATCCTTTGTCCTGTTTTATCATTCTCAAATCTTTGTTTCTGGTTTTGGTCTGATGTTAAGTTAAATGTATCTCCAAAATAATATTGATACCATTGACTATCAATTAATCTTCTACACTTAACACTATCTCTTATACTTAATGAACCAGCATAACTTGCATATAAAAATCTTTTCTCTGGGTCTCTTGTCCATGTCCATGCTGGTAAAGCAACAGCAACACTTATAGATTTCATATGTCTTGGTGGTATGTTTATAATTAATCTTTTTATATCACCTTCTACTACAGCTTGTAGATGTTCACTTATTGCATCAATATGCCAGTTGTCATAAAACTCTCTATTAGGTTCTATTGACTGCCAACTATTTTTTGTAAACTCCTTCAATGACCTTTTCATCTCCTCTGCTTCCACTTGGTGCAATAGCATTGGTAAGGACTTGTTTAAGTCGTTTGAGTTCTCCATCACTTATCCTACTTAAGTCAATAATTTGTTTTTGTTCAATAATAGTTTCTTTTTCAATTTTATCTTGCCAACCTGCTCTATTTTTAAGATAGAAAATCATAGCAGTATTATCTCCTGCCCTTGCTTTAGTAAACAATGCACTTGTTACTGTTGCTATACCTCTATCTTTTCCTCTTTTTATAGCCTCTGAAAACTCTGAAAATTTATCTTTTTTATCATACAATGTTGCTTCACTCATGCCTAGAACATTTGCTATTTGTTCCATTGTTAGACCTTGTGCTGCAAGAGTTTCTGCTTTTTTACACAATTCTTCATCAATAATAATTTGAGGTCTGCCTATTTTTTTTATTTGTTTTGTTTTCTTTTTACTCGTCAAAGTCCCAACCCTCCATCTCTTTTAGATTATGTCTTTGTATTATTATTGGAGTTTTATCACCAAGATCAGCATTTATTGTATTAAAGTATAATGTTTCCATTGCTTCATCATATGGTAATTTATCTGTTTCCATAATTATTTTTATACATTTTTCAAAGTCATAAACTGCAACTGTTTGATTAGATGGCTTTGCTAATGTTGTACCTATAAAGGCTTTTTTATATTCAGGTATTAAATAAAAGTTTTCCATGACTATCTTACATCTGCATACTTATGAGTTTGTAAACTTAATTTAAAATTATGTTTCATAGCTGTTTCTATACATAGTTCAGTAGCTTTTTTACTTTGACTTAAAGGTTGTAACCATATTTGTACATGATCAGGAAAAAACCAATCATCTAATATCTTCATAAGATTATCAATATGTTTTTGTTTGCCTACAGGAAATTTTATTTCATCTGCTCTTTCATAACTTGATTTTAAAACTTCTAACCCACCTGCCATATTTATTTTAGGACTTAATGTAACCCATGTTCTTGGATCACAATTAATCTTAAATGTACCACTTGTTTCTATCTGTGTAGTAAATCTTTTTTTCCTGTTGCCTGTAATGTATTGATCTAACTCCATAGTTATGCCTCTTAAATTGTGCATACATGGTTCTCCCCCTGTAAAAACAATATGATCTGGTTGGTTATCAATACAAAGTTGTAGTAATTCATCCACATTAAATATTTTGTGTTTTGCATTACCTTCACTTTTAGAATGATCTAGATTTTTCTTTTCAATGATTTCATTTATATCTTTTGTCTGATCTTCTATATTTATATCCCAAGTATATTTTGTATCACAAAAACCACAACCTACAGGGCAACCTTGTAATCTTATAAATAAAGATGGTGTGCCTGTATATTTTGCTTCCCCTTGTATTGTAGGAAAAAACTCATTTACAGGTATTTGAGCATCTAAACCAAAATCAATTCCATCTGGTAGTGTTCTAATTGATGTCATGTCTTTGTCCTTTTACCATAGCCATATTGTTATCTGTTTCTCTTACCTCAACCTTACAGCACCAGATTCTGTGCTGTTCTCCATAGCTGGGGAGAAAGATAGTATTAACATATTCATATAAAAAACTAGCAATACCTTCACATCCTGTCTTTTCTACTTCTGTAATTTTAGCAAGACCTAAGTCACCTAGTTTTTTTATATCATTATAATGTGGATCATCTAATGCTAATAACAATGTATGATCAAACCATTCTTCAAGTTTGTCTTTTAAAGGTCTTAATCCACCAAAATCCATAACCCAGTTTCTGGCATCTAATGTGTCTGACTCAAACTCAAAATGAAAAGATAAAGCATACCCATGTATATTATTACAATGACTATCTGCTTTCCATTGTCTATAAGCAACAGGTGCTATTTGATTATATGTTTTTGTAGATATATATTTCATTGTTGTAATCCCAAGAAAGGTTGCTGTTCTAAATTATTAAGCCAAGACAAAACAAGTTTGGTATTTATGTCTGGAGCAAAAGCAATACAGTTACCATCTGCACTATCACAACCCATATACTTAGCATTCTTAAATCTTGTCCAAGTATTGACTCTACCCATATGTACCCACTTGTCTTTATTCTTAGCTTCTTTAACTATGTTTTCTGCATCTTGACTTAACTTATACTGTGTTGTGCCTCCTACAAAGATACAATCTAATTCATCCCAACAGACAGTATTTACCTTTTCACCATCTTGAATTACATATGCTGCTTTATAACCAAGCTCTCTTATTTTTCTTAACATAGGTATGCTTCTTATTTTTGTACCTACATTATCTCCAAGTACATCTGGAGCAACAGCAAACAATGCAGAGTGGTCATTTATATTTGTTAAATGATTAATAAAACCAGCATCAGAATATTTATTTGGTTGTGAGAAACATCCATTATCCATTGCCCAATCATATTTTTTGCCTTTGCTGTAGTCAACAAATCTATCATAAGTTAAATGATTTGCATTATAGGAAAGCATTACTCCTATAGTATTATCATTAACTATTCTTCCAGATAGATAAATCATCTGTAACCTTGACCTTTTATTATATTTAAAAACTCTGCCCTTGCATCACTATCATCTTTGAATAATCCTCTCATAACTGATGTTGCCATATTACAATCGTTTTCCCTAACACCTCTTAATGTCATACACATATGACTAGCATTGATGATGACTGCTAATGCTTTTGGTTTGATTAGTTCTTCTATTATATCTGCTAATTGTACTGCTGACTCCTCCTGTATTTGAGGTCTAGACATAATCCAATCAGTTATTCTATTAAACTTTGATATACCAATAACTCTATCACTTGGTATTACACCTATCCATGCCTTACCGAATATAGGTACAAAATGATGACTACAAGCTGATCTAATGGTAATAGGTCCTATTGTATAAAGTTCATCTAAATTTTTTGCATTTGGAAAATCTGTTACTTTAGGCATTGGATAATATCTGCCTTTAAAAATTTCATCAACATACATCTTAGCAACTCTTTTTGCTGTTTCCTGTGTATTGTGATCATTTTGGTAATCTATAACCAAAGCATCAAGCACACCTAACATTGCTGTATGTACATTTTCTCTAATTAAATTTATGTCATTTTCAGTAATATGTTCAGAGATATTGTCATTTGCTCTAAAGCTGACATTTTCACATCTTAACCTTTTTTTAAGGCTTTCATTGTATTTTTGCATTTTTTTTCCTTTTTAAATGAGGTACAAGGGGTGGAAAGTAACCCTTCGCCTATGTTTACACCTCTAAATTAGTAAGGTATGTTCTTGATTTCTTCATCTAATGCTCTTTCAATAAGTGGATCATTAACTCCTGCTTGTTCAAAACCATATGCTCTTAAAACACAGGCATGGCATTTTCCACAAGGAGGAAAGACACCACTATAACAAGTATGACTATATGCTAATGCTTCCATACATTTATTAACACCAAACATTGCTAATCCATTAACTAATTCAACTGACTGTGCTTTTGTCATATTAATTAATGGAGTTACAATTTTAAAATTATCTATGCCTAATGCTTCATTGATTGTTTTTTCCTGTGATTTTATAAATGTTTCTCTGCAATCAGGATAGTTTGCATTGTCTTGCTGACAGACACCAGTTACCAAAGTATAACAATCAACATTAAGAGCATAGTTTGCTGCTAATGTAATAAAGAAAGCATTTCTCATAGGTACAAATGTTAATTCAACTCTATCACCTATAATTTTATCCATTTGATCATAATTATCATATGTTTCAAGTTCTTCATTTTCATTTGTTAAAGGACTTCTTGATTTTAAAATATTAGGCACTTCTACAATGTGATGATCTACTTCTGCCATTTTTGCTATTGTTTTTGCTGCCTCAATTTCAATTTTGTGTTTTTGCCCATAGTCAAATGTTATAGCAGATACTTCATCATAGTTTTCTTTTGCCCAGAATAAGCAAGTTGTTGAATCTTGCCCTCCTGACAATATAACCATAGCTTTTTTCATTTACTTCTCCAATCTTGCAGTAGGTATAATACTTATCCCACCTCTTGGCATAAAGTCACCATGAACCTCTAACCAATGTGGATTCATTAAATCAAACAAATCTTTTGCTATTGTATTTACACAATCTTCATGGAATGAACCATGTTGTCTAAAACCAAACAAATATAATTTTAATGATTTACTTTCTACAAGTAACTGATCTGGACAATAATTAATTATAATTGTAGCAAAATCAGGTTGACCTGTTTTTGGACATATATGAGTAAATTCTGGACAGTTTAATTTTACTTCATATTTGTTGTTTGGAAATCTATTATCAAATGTTTCTAATATAGCTGGATTATAGTCAGCAGAATAATCTGTTGTATTTGCACCCAATAAGGTTAAGTTCTTGGTGTCACTCATTTTTTTTCCTTTATACTAAGTTTTTGTTAAGTAATAGTTTATGAGAATGTAGCAAACTTTCTATTTGTGAATGATTACCACAGGCTAGATAAACTTTTGTGCCTAGATTTTTTTCAATATCTATTGCTCTTTTTAAATGACTTGTATTATTAATATATGCTGCAAGTCCTTTATATTCATCTTTCTTTTGGAAAACTGAATGACTACCACCTGTCCATGCTTCTTTTTTGGCAAGTTTTAAAATTGTTTTGTGATCAAAACCTAATTTTTTTAATAAATTTATTCTTTTTGGTGATGGAGTTTCTACCCAATGTTTTCTTTGTGTACTATCAAATGTGCCATGACCTTGGTATAAATCTAACCTGCCAAACCTTTGACCATTATTCCATGTACTACTATCAACTGACTCTGGTTTGTAATGTTTTATAAATTCTGTGTTATTAAACCCTAACCAATGTGATTTTCTTTTTTTATTTTGATTATGGAACCATCTTATATAATTTGTATTTTTACCACCAATAACAATTCCACCAAACATTATGTAGTCAGTTTTTTCATAAAATTCTTCTAATCTTTCTGTGCTGTCCCCTCTTGTAAAAACAGGCATAATGTCATCAAATCCCATATCTAACATTTTATTATAATTAATATATGTTTGTTCTGGATTACCAAAGACATCCATTTGTACTGCATGATAATCCCAATGTTTAGGTAGATTTTTTAAAAATGTACAATAATCATCAAAACTTATTTCTTTGTTTAGATTCCAAGCTGTAAATGCACCAGAATCAATTATTAACCTAAACTCTTTTGGATCAGTATTATCTAATGTTTTTTGTATCTGTTTACTAAAATATGGAAAAGCAACCAATATATTAGCTTTAGGCAACTTCAACATCATCATATCCTAGTGACTGTACTGCATTACTTACTGCTTCATATACTTCTTGCTTTTGTTCATTTGTACATTTGACAATAATTTTTTCAAAATCTACAGAGTCAATAGGATCAATGTTTTCCATCTTTTCATGGTTAGAATCCCAACCATCATTTATATATTTTAACTCTCCTTCATCAAAACCTGTAGCAAATAAAAGTTCATCTGGTATTTCTTCAAACTCAATCTTAAGTAATTCATAATCCCATGTAGCATTTTGATTTACCCTGTTATCAGCAATTCTATAGGCTTTTATTTGAGCATCTGTGAGTTTATCAGCAATGACGATAGGAACAGACTTAATACCTAATTGCCTTGCTGCAAGGTGCCTTGTATGTCCTACAATGATAACTTTATCTTTATCAACTACTATTGGTTGTTGAAAACCAAACTCTTTTATACTTGCTGCAACAGAATCTATTGCCATAGAGTTGTTTCTTGGATTCCTTGCATAAGGGGTAATAGTATCTATGTCTACTGACTGTGTTTTCATTGGCTTCTCCCATGCTGTATTGATGGTATCATATTATTCATCTTTATCAAATCTTTCTTCATATACTCGTCTTATGCTATCAAAACTAAAAAAACATTCTCCTATATGACCATAAACTCCTTGTTCTCTTATTTTTCTAGTTATAATTCTTGTTGTATCATCTTCAAAATCTCTATGTACAACTATTGCTGCATCACTCATATTTGCCCAATGAGCAGAGCCACTTACTTGATACAAGTCAGGGGGTGGAATCATACCACTATCATTTCTATATAATTTATGTGGGTGAGCAACCATCCAAACAACTAACTGATGATTTCTAGCAAACTGCTGACATTTTGCAATTATATCTCTTATGTGTTCATCTTCTCGTTTTGAGTAATCTCTATCAGGTGATATTTGGTTAAAAGGGTCAATGACTAATCCTTTAATGCCAAATCTTTGTTTAGCTAATTTTGCCTTTTTTAATATAAATTCAATGTTTGGTATTTCTTCTGTATTTTCAATAAATCTAAAATGTGCATCTAAAAAGTCTATGCCATCATTTAATTCTTGTTGTGATATTCTTGCATTGATACCTAAGTCAAAAGGCTTTCTGCATCTCTTTTCTAATAATCTTCTTATGTGATAAGGTGTAGAATGTTCAGGACTAAATACAGCAAAGTTCCAATCTAGGTTTTCTGCAAGGTTCAATAATATTTGATCAAGGAAATTACTTTTACCATGATTAGGTATACCTGTTATTAAATTAAATGTACTAGGCATAATTTTATATATTTTATCTAATTCTTTGAACCCTGTGCTAAATGCCTTTTGTTCATTGCCATCATAAATATTTTGTACAGCATGATGGTATTCTTTTACTCCATGTAAACCCTGTACTGGAAATTCTTCAGCATATTCTATACATTCTTTTAAAATTTGTTTATCATAATTAATTAAACATTCATTGGCATCTTTACATTGCCAATCATCAATTCTAGGGAAATTGACAACTTTACAAATGTCTTTGCCAAATCTATGTATAATCTCCAACCTAAGAGCCTTGCCATTTTCATCAGCATCTGTAGCTACAATTACTTCATCAGCATCAAAAATCCATTTAGAATGTTCAAAAGCAAAGAACCTTTTATCATCAGATTTAAATTTTGCTGTTTGAGGTGCACCATCTGGTAAACTAATAACATTTTTATATCCTGCCTCATACAGGGCAAGAACATCCATCTCACCTTCTACAAATATAACACTTTTAGTTCTTTGTGGCACATAATCTTCATAGTCAGGATGATTATCCCAATGTTTTTTTAACATATCAATATTATAAAGACATTTTGTAGCACCTTTTTCTTGCAGAAACTTTTTATCACTTGTTCTACTTTTTACATTTACAAGGTCACCATCTAAATAATAAGGAAAACAAAGTTTGTGATCTTTAGTAAACAATTTAAATACTTGTGCTGTATCAATACTTATTTTTCTTTTTTGTAGCCACAATTTACTATTTTCAGATAAATCATGGTTTTCATTTGATATTATTGGAACAACAGGTGCTGGTGCCTTTTGAGGAAATGTCCCCTCTTGCCAAGCTGATTTTAATTTAGGACTAAATGTAGACATAACATCATTATCTTTTGCACCTCCTTGCCATTCACAATGATGACAAAACCACAATATAGAATCATGTGTTGTTGTTACAGATAGACATTCATCATGTTTTTTTCTTCTTGTATTAGAACATTGTGGACATCTTATTCTGTGTTCTCCTAGTTCATAATGTGGTAAAAATATACCAAGTTCATTTGCATATTCTCTTTTATTTTTTTGGGTATTCATTATATCTCCTGTGCATTTAACCAACTAACATATTTTTATTAGTCTTTTTAATTTGTACTTTTTGAATATCATAGAATCTTTTTTGAACCAACCAAGTTTTAGCATGAGGAATAAATTTACTGTCTTTTCCTTGTTGACTCTTACAAAATAATTTTGTTTTTTCTATAAGTTGATCAAATGTAATCTCTTTATTTTTAATTACAGTATTAAATTTTTGTGATGCTCCAAATTTATTATCATTAGGTCTTGATGGGTATTCTTTCCAAAATACCTCAAACTCCTTACAATATTGGTTTTTATTATTAATGGTTATTGGTGTTGCATTTTGCATGGGGGGTGGGGTTGCAATATGCAAGGGGGTATTAAGTTTATAAATATTACTTGTTTGCCTTTGATTATTTTTATTAGTTAATTGAAATCTTTTTTCTATATTTATAAATTTATTATCACTTAATCTTTTTAATGATCTTATAACTGTGTCTGTACTACATTCTGCTAACTCTGCTATCTTTCTATGTGATGGATAACAGGTATCTTCTGCATCAGTAAAGTTTGCTAATATAATTAATACTAACTTATCTGTGCTGTTACCAACTTTTGTTTCTGATGCCCATTTTAATGCTGACCAAGACATTTTTTCTCCTGTGCTAAAAAACTTCCTTTATTAAAACTGGTGGATTATATGTAGCTAGTATTTTTTTCCTAAGCATATAATCTCGTGTTTTTGTTACCTTTGACTTTACATCTTCAACAACTGTTTCATTATTGTGTAAGTATCTAAAGTCAGCAGTATACTTTCCTATTTTAACTCCATTAACCATCAAATCATATTTAGGATGTACCTCTAACTGTTTTATAATGCCTAACTTTAATAATTTTTCTAACTCTAAATATCTGTAGTATTCTTTTTTAGAATCAAACTTTATGCCCTTATAAATCTGTTTGATGGCGTTGTATTTGTTTCTCATAAAAATCATGTCCAGTTACTTCATTATTTGTAAAATCAAATATTTTCTTTGCAAAATTAAATCTAGGCAAAGTTTCTCCTCTTGACCATTTTTCTATATTTCTAAAATCAATACCTATTTCTGCACCAAATGACCTATAGGTATAGCCATTTGTCTTAATCCAATGTTTTAATTGCATTGTATTCTCCTGTACTAATATCCATACATTAAAATAATAAATAATATTTGTAAATATAAAAAACCTTTATTAAATGGTTTACAAACATTTTATTAATGTTTAAAAGAATAGTAACGAATAATGAATAACTAAGCACAGGAGAAAATATGAAAAGTAATAATCCATTTACAAGACATGGAATAGAACATTTATCCCCAAGTAAAATTAATCTGTGGATAAGTGATCCAGCTTTATTTATAGGCACATATTTATGTGGTATGAAAGGAAGTTATGGAGTAGGTGCATTTAGAGGAAATGCAGTAGAAACAGCATTAAGCAAAAAAATTACTCATACAGATTTATCTAAACAAGCTGTAGATGAATTTCTTTTTAGTAGTTTTAATCAACAATGTTTAGAACACAACATTTCTACTGATGATGTAAAAGCACAAAAAGAAAGAGATTCATTAAGTTCATATTATGAACAGGCTTTAAATGTATATGATAGATTTGGTCAACCAGAACATTACCAGCACAAGATTTACTATTCTATACATGAAGATTTACCCACACCTTTTTTAGGTTATATAGATTTTGTTTTTAATGATGCAATAAGAGATTTAAAAACAACAGGTATAAGACCATCTAAATTTTCAGAAGCACACCAAAGACAATTAGCAGTTTACTCAAAAGCATTTCCAGATAAGGAACTGTGGTGTGATTATGTAACTAAAAAAGAAGCTATGTCTTACAAATTACAAAATGTAGAAGAAACATTAAATCAAGTTATAAAGGTATGCCTTGGTTTACAGAAATTCTTAAGTATCAGTGATGATCCTTATGAATTAGCATCTATGCACTATCCTAATTATGATAGTTGGATGTGGTCAGACGAAATGAAAAATCAATCTAACAAAATTTGGAGTAACAAATAATGAAGTATGAAAGTGAACAAACTAATCTTGTCTTACAAGCTATAGAAGATGCAAGACTTGAATTTTTACCATTAGAAAAAAGTGGTGTTAATAATTTTTTTAAAAACCAAAAAGGTGAACCACATTTATACAGCACATTGGATAATATCTTTGATGCTTGTATGCCATCCTTAAACAAACATAAATTATCCATAGTTTACCAAACTAGATTAGTTGAAACTGCTAATGGTAATGAAAATGTAATGTCTACAAAAATTACTCACTTACCTAGTACACAATTTATAATGTCTGCTAATAGTTTAGGTAGTAGTGCAAAAACTCAAGATGTAGGTTCTGCTATTACTTATCTTAGACGTTACCAAGTACAAGCTATGCTTAATTTAGAAGCTGACTTTGATGATGATGGTAATACTGCATCTGGTAACAAAACAGGTGAAAGTAATATTATACAAACCAAAGAAAAAAAAGATATGCCTAAAAGAGAATATATTTGTTTTGATGCTAAAGGAAAAATTGCAAGTAAACAAAGTCAATTTACTACTTATATGGCAATCTTAAATACTCATAAAATGAAACAGCACCATGAATGGTGTTCTGTAACTATTATTCAACTACAAGACATTATAGGTTGGGCAGAGAGATTACCTAAAGAGCATTCTAAGTCTGCTAAAACTATAATTAGTAAATGTGAAACTCAAATAAAATTTATTAAGGGAGAATAAATATGAATGGTAAAGATGATACTAATTCAGGTATTTTATTTAATAACTCTGATGATTGGAAAATAATCCAACAAGGCAAATTAAATATAGATGGTGAAGATCAAAGAATTATAGGAGTCAAAAGACTTAATAAAGAGGGCAAACCTATAATAGAACTTTATAGAGCCATAGGTACATTAAAGGCAAATGAAGATAAACAAAGTGAAAAATCTCCTGATGCTAAAGGTGTAGTTAATAAAATATCAGATAAAGGTGCTATGACTATTTCTGCATGGAGAGAAAAGTCTGATAAGGGCAATGCTTATACTTCATTAAAACTAAGAGAATTTAGTAATGAGTATAACCAAGACACACAGCAACCAACAGAACAAACAACAACAGATAATACTGATGAGGAGTTAGATGATGACATACCATTTTAAATTATTGCCTATATTATTGTTAACAGCTTGTTCATCAATGCCTAATCAAGAGATTATCATGGAAAAGAAATCTTATATGTTAAGCAGAAATGAAGTAATAAATGCTATTGAGGAATGTAAATCAGCAAATCTAAGACCTGTTCTTAATTATGGTTATAGGAAAGTTAATATCAGACCTATACCATTTGTTGTTGATATTACTTGCGCCCCTCGTAGTGGTGCTTAATATGGCAAGAGAACTATATTGTCCAGAATGTAATACTGAATATTGGGGAGAAACTAAAGGTGCTGTATGTAATGAATGTAACCATATATTTACATCTTATGACATAACAAAAGCATTAGGAAATACTCAAATATATTTTAAGGATAATAATGTTAATACCCAAAGCAGAAAAACATAAAAACAAAAAACATCTTATGTTTGTATCTACACAGAATTGCTGTGTAGGTACAGATTGGTGTTCTGGTAATATACAAACTCATCATTTATTAAAACCATTTGAGGGCAAAAGAGGTTTTGGCATGAGAGCATCAGATAAAAATGTTGTGCCTTTATGCTATTACCACCATGCAAAATTACATGATACAAATGGAGATGAAGATAAGTTTTGGGAAAGTTTTGGCTTATCACCAGATTATGGTAGAGAAACTGCTAAAATGTTTTGGGAGAAATCACCTCATAAAAAATAAGGAATGAATAATGAATAACATAGAAACAAAAACAAAAGAAATAATTACTGATGAAGATATAGAAAAAGCTGTTGATTTTTTAAAAAACACAGCAGAACAATCTGCAAAATATAGAGCAGAAAGATTATACTTAGATGAGTATAGAAAATCATTAAAAGCATTGTTAATGAAACAAAATTTAGATTTGCCAATATCAGCACAAGAAAGAGAAGCCTATGCTAGTCCTGTCTATATACAACATTTAGAAACTCTAAAAATTGCAATAGAGAGAGATGAAAAACAAAGGTTTTTAAGAATTGCTGCTGATGCAAAAATTGAAGCATGGAGATCAATGTCTGCAAATCTTCGTTCTATTAAGTTATAACTAAAATATGGTTTGCTCCTCATTAGAAAGGCATAGATGAGGTTTGTGGTGTTTCGTGTATATTTAATCAGAAAAGTTTGTTTTGCAATTTTTGACTTGCATAGTGAGTTACAAAAAACATAAAATAAATGTTTTTTATTGGTTGCAATAGTAAAATAAATCATTAATATAATATGTATATACAAAATAAACTTAGCACAGGAGTTAAAAATGAGACAAGTATCAATAAACACTTTGAAGAACAACATCAAAGATAAGCCAGAGCAAATTGCTTTATTACTTAGAACATTACCTTATGAAATAGGTGTTGAATTTAGAACCACTAATAACAAAAAGGTAATAGAAGGTCTTAAAAAAAGATATGAAATGGTACAAAAATTATCACTTCAACAATAACTAATAAGGGGGAGAAATTAATCTCCCCTTTTTCATTCTTGCACAGGAGATTTAAAATGAATGATTTATCTAACGACATAAGAGCTTTAGACAGCATGAAAATACATTTACATCATGCTAGTAAAACTTCTAACAAAAAAGAAAGGCAGTTAGCAATTGATACTGTTTGGTTTCTTATTAATCAAATGAAGTTTGAGAAACTTAAAATTATTGAGGCTTTTGAGAAAGAGCAAATGTCTTATGAGCAATATGCAGATCATATGAAAAATGTAGGTCTTAATGATGTTGCTTAAAATCTTAAAATTATTGGGGGTTATAGCTTCTGCTATAGCCACCATGTTTTTCTTTTATTATCTAATGTGGTTTTTATGCCTGTTAGATAATTATTGTTATAATGCTAACTTTGGAGTTTTGTTATGAACATAAATGAATTAAATCCAGAAACATTAAAAAAGCTAGGACTTAAAAAACCTAGAACAAAAACCTTTACTGCTGAAAATGAAAGGAGTTATGCCATCAAGGTATTAAATGTAATAGCAGATTTAAAACAATCAGAAAGATGCAGAGTATTAAAAAGAGCATCATCAATGAATAATAAATAAAGGAAAAATCAATGAATAAAATAGAACAAATAAAAAACTTTAATTTTAAACCAGAGGATATGGAATTAAAGGCAATAAAACATTATCCTAGTATGTCAGAAGAAACCTACTGCTATGAAGCTAATCTTTATATATTAGATAAAAAGATATGTAGAGTGCATAATAGAGGTAGAGGTGGCTCTGATGACTTTGATATAGAAACAAG